CTACTTTGTCTAGTATTATCTGAGCAAGCTCTTGGCTCTTTAATCCGTTACGATACAGGTGTTCCTTTAAGTATATCTTTTTATGCTTTTTATCTATAGCCACTTCAGTAAGTGAATCAGGATCAATACTAAAACCAAAGTCCATTCCACAAGAAGTCTGTAAGTCATCAGGATTAAATTCTCCTATACTCCAATTCTCAAAGACTACTCCTTCAGCTTTTGAAAGCCAACCTCCAAGTATTTTATGCTGATACTTTTTAAAGTTGTTGTGCTTTATACTCTTAATACGCTCTATGAAGCTCGTAGAGAGATTATCTTTATTATCTAGGTAAGTGCTGTGGATATAACATACGTTGTCTTTAAAGCCATTAAAACCACCTTCAATGCCTTTCTCCTCAAAAAACCTTTTGTATATCCAATGCTCCTTAGTTGTTGGGTTTAATATAAGTATAATTCTATTATGGATATTCTTTTCCCTTATACTTAAATCAATAGTGTCAAAGATATTCTCATCTATAAGTTCTTCAGCTTCATCAAGAACCCAAGTGCTTATTCCTTGTAATGACTTTAGGCTTGCAGTCTGATTTCCTGCTGACGTTCTAATACCTCTAAATAATATATCTGAACCATTTTTTGTATTAAGGACTTCTTGCTTATTAATACTAAAGACTTCATCAAATCCTAGTAGCCCTATCTTTTCTAAGAACTCAGGGATGATTGACAAATGAGCTGATGTCATAGTATAACGAGTAAAGAGTATTCTTATCCCTTTAGTCATAGTCAGTAAAGTAAGGAAGACTGTTACTGCAAAAGACTTTCCTGAACCCCTACCACCCGTTATTATAAAGTATCTAGCATCAGAATTAAATAATGGATTGTATTTATTACTTAGTATCAGTGTCTACAAATGTTATGATTGGCATATTGATAACCTTATCCCCTGATGTTATATCTAACTCAGACTTCTCTACGTACCCTCTACGCTTTCCTTTTGTCTTTAAGAAGAAGATTGTTGCTGAAGTGTTTCCATCTCCAATTTGCTTATGTAATTGGCTTTCCCCAAAATCTAAAGCTATGTTCTCAATATCCTTTACTGCTTCTGCAAACTTCTCATCTTCATTCAACCATTTGTAATATGTTGAACGTGGAACATCTGCTGATTTACAAGCAACTGTTACAACTCCAAGACTTCCTTCTAAAGCTTTTAATATGCTTTCCTTTTTTATGTGTCTACTTTCGTCCATTTTATATTCCTTTAAATGCTTTCAATGGGTAGAAGATTAAACTGTTTCTATACCCACCTTCTGCTATTGGTTTGATTGGTGTTACTCCGTGTACGTTCCTCCAAGCAGGGTATACTAACATTGAATTGTCTGCTTGCTCAAAGGTTACATTATAGTCAGGTACATTTAAGCATCCTCCATTTGCGTTGTGTCTTTTGGTTAGGATTATGTTTACTGTTCCTACAATGTTTCCTGTGTCTCTGTGGAATGGTGCTGATATATTAAAATTAGATATACTACCTGTGTACATTGTTCCAAACTTCCATTCATCTTTTATATCTTCAAAGAGTTCTTGCTGCTTTTCATATAAGTGGGGTGTTAATTGCTTAATGATTTGTTCTGCTTCTATACAAGCTCCCCACATAGCTTTGATAAATGTCTGTGCTTTCTTATCTCTGTGTACTGATGATATGTTTGGGTAAGGTCTACGCATAACAGGTCTAGGCGGAATAGAACCGAGTATCGTGCTATATTGACTTACACCTATTTTTCTTGCTTCTTTTCTTGTCATTCCTGTTTTACTTAACTGTACTGTGCTCATTCTGTCTAGTATTGTCTTAGGCACATTATCACTCCTGAACTCTTTGTTGGCTACTGCTAATAAAAGATTAAGTCTTTCACTATACCCCTTTACATCTCTTATGTAAAATCCTACAATCTCACCATCAACTTCTAGTAAACAATCTTCTTTTACATTTGGCTCGTAGTATGGACAGTCTTTACCTATTTTTTTATTGTGTTCTACTTGTTCTAGCTTTATTGTCTTCATATTAATATTTCGTTTTTTCGTTTAGAGTTTAGTCTTACCTTATCTCCCCACTTTGATTTGAGTATCATTATGTTTTTCTGTTCTTCTTTATCATCTCTCACATCAACGGCTCCTCCTTTGTTAGAATAATGCTCAAAAGTAAATAGATATTTCTGATACCTTATTACATCTCCTCTTTCTTTATGTTGAAGCGTATAGTCGTAATCTTCTTTCAATGTAAGTTGCTCATCAAATCTTAGGTCGTTTGGTTTGACAAATAACATATCTCCAATACAGAAAGTGTTTACGCTTACTAACTTGTTAGCAAAGAAGTAATTATCTGTGGGTGGTATTCCTAATAGCTTTACTCCTTTTACATTGTTGAACTTTGAAACTATATCTTGAATAGCGAAATCAAGTTCTACTTTAGCAGGGCAACCAAAATTCTTATTGACTACTACCTTTTTTATATCATCACTTAGTTGAACGCATATTCTTTTAAGTTTAAATGCGTGGTCTAGTGCAAAGTTCCTGCTCTGCATTAGGTTTCCTGTTTCATAAACATTCAAGCAGCCATTCTCCTTGTATAATTCTCCCTCTCCATTTTTAACACAAAATATGTATTTTCCTTTCTGTTCTTCATTGAATGGAAGTTTATCATATCTTCCTGCTGATATTACATATACATTATGCTTCATTCTTAAAAGCGTTTAATACAGTTAATCCTACATTCTTCCCTGCCTTTCTTGCTGTGTTTATTAGTAATACAGCTTCATCATAATGCTCAGGTTCAAATTCTATTTGGATTGCTCTCTTTACTGATGCTTCCTTATCTCCTAAAGTGCTTCCTAAGTCTAGGTCATCTAATACAGAATAGTCTACAGCTTCTTCAGGCTGCCATACATCCATCCCCCATTCTCCTAGCTTTTCATTGTTCCATTCGTTTCCTAAAGCATCCCAATCCCATTCACCGAATCCTACGTTATCCTTTACAATAAATTCTTCCTTCTGTTCTTCTGTCAATCCTTTAGCTATCTTTACAGGAACTTCTTTTAACCCTGCTGCTACACAAGCTTTGTAACGCATATTACCACCTAAGATAACATTGTTTTCGTCTAGGATTATAGGTCTTAACTCTAACATCTCAGGAAAGTCCTTTATAGACTTAACTAGTTTTTTAAATTTAGCTTCCTTGATTATTCTAGGATTGCTTTCGTTTGGTTTTAATTCGTTGATTTTTAGTTTCATAGTATATAATAGAATTTATTGTTATTTATTTTAATCAAAGGATTCATTGATTCCTCTTTCGCCTATTAGCTTTTCCTTTGCTCCTTTCCATAAGTTATCTCTGTTCTTACTTAGGCTTGGTTCAGTTCTTTGAAGTGTTGGTATTCCTTCTGTTGGTATGCTATCCATATAAAGACCACACTCGCATTCAGCTTCCATTGCTTCCCAATTACCATCTCTGTGAACTATAGTTACTTTACCTAGTTCTCTAGTCTTTCCACATTCGCAAGTGTATAGTGTCATCTCTTTAACTTATCAAGTTCAAACTCTAAATGATTGATTGCTTTCTGTATGCACTCAATAGGACTAGCGTGTTTCTTTTCAGCCCTTAATAGATAAGTTACAGCCGTTCCAACATTATAGGATAAATCAAAGTCTTCTATAACTTTACGAGCTTCAATCTTGTATCTTCTTCCTATGTAGTAACCTGGTATTCTATTTTTTTTCATTAATCCTATCGTTTTCAAGTCCTCCTGTTCTTGTAACTACTTTGTCCATTTTCCAAAGGAACTTTTCTTTAGTTCTGGTCTTTATTCTTGATTCTATTATACTCATAAAAATAACTATTAAGAAAAAGATTGCTGTAAAGATTCCTAGTACTGTAAATATTATCATTTTGTTAAAAGTTTTAAAAGTTGTGCAGATGTATAAATACGATCCTCTCCATCATAGTTTTCATATATGCAGGTAAAGTTGTCGTCTTTCCAAGTCCACAAAGCTCTGACATTCTTTTTGATATTGTCTTTCAATATCCATTTAATTGTTTTGTATGTTCTTTCCATATTTATTGTTTTATGTTTTTTAATATATGTGATATTACATCTACTGTCCAACCATCCCCAATTAGGTCAGTTGCTTTTGATTTTATAATGTTCATTTTATAATCGGAGGGGATTGTCTGAAGTTCTTTGTATTCAGCAATAGTTAAATCTCTTAAATCTCCATTTGGCAATGTTATAAATTGAGTATTCCACGCAGAATAACCTCTCGCAGTAATAGGTAAAGACTTATTTCCGTCAATTCTAATATACATTGTCTTTCTTTTTTTTTCTATAAAAGCTATTTTTTTATCAGACATATTCTCCTCTCTCTCATCATTATAATTAATAACATCTTTAAGAAATATACCCTTGTCTTTTGGTTGCTTTATATTAGGTATATTTGTCCAATACAATCTCCTTCTATGTTGTGCTGAAACTAAATCACTATTGATTAGAATAGGATCAACGCCTAATAAATCAGTTATAATATTTTTGTCAGAGTTTTTCATACTTGCTACGTTTTCAAGTAAAAAATATTTAGGTTTTATTTCTTTCAACACTCTTAAATATTCATAAAACAATATACTTTTACTGCCATTTAAACCTTCTTTTTTATTATTTATTATAGTTAAATCTTGGCAAGGACTACCACCTATTAATAAATCTATATTATGATTAACAAACATTTCTTTTGTTACAAACTCAACACTACCTATGTGCTTTGTTTTTGGGTAATTATCTTTGGTTACTTTTATCGCAGTTTCTTTTATTTCACTTGCGAAATAGTTATCTACTTTAATTCCTAATTTATCGAGTGCAATTTGTCCGCAAGACATTCCATCAAATAAACTTAATACATTCATTTCTTTATTATTTTAATTGTATTGGGGAGGTAACCACACCCCCCCTTTACTACTCAGGTCTGAAAAATTAAAGCTTTTAGGTCTTACCCTTTATTGATTAATTGTTTCCTGAGTATTCTTTATATATTTTTTTTATTCCATCAAAGCAAGCTGCTATACAACTTCCGCAATTAGTTCCTGTTGAGTAGTTCGTATTGTATAACGTGTTGTATATCTCAATCATTTTCTTCTTAGCCGTTTGGTCTTTAGCTCTCCCTGTTTTTAAGTCAGGCCATAAAGCAATAATCTCTGCTATTATTTCTTCAGGTATATCTGTTCTTACTTCTACCTCTGATGTCTTTTGCCATTTACCTTTTGGACAAGACTGACTACTAATTTTTGACTTCACTTTCATAAAACACAAACAAATTCCGCAATTTCCTAGCAAGCTAGAATAGTAAGTACAACTTTTACAGATAGACATTCTATCTTCATATATTTCTTTAGGTACAAAGAACTTATTCATAGTGATAAAAGTATTTCTTTACATAATTCATAAGGAATTTTACTTCTTTCATAATTGTTTTTTATTCCTTGTGTTCCTGTTCTTGCTCCTCTTGGAGCAGGTTGGTGATGACAATTAGTATTCTCATTAAAACAAATTGCTCTTGGTATCCATCCATTAACATTAAATAATGAATATATATTATTACTCCAAATGTCTGTAGGTTTTGCTCTAGTATCTCCATAAGTACAATACCAAACAGTTGTCTTAGGTATTCCTAACATAAATTCCATCTTTCTTAAATATCCTCTTGGATTCTCAATAAAGTATTTGCAATCAAATTCTTTGATTAAGCTTAAAGTATTTAATACAAGTCTATCACTTTTTGCAGCAAAATCAGACTTAGGCTTACCCATATCTCTATGATGACTTATAGCTGCTATTGAATAAGTAGTGCAAGGAGGAGATGCCCATATAACATCAGGAATAAAAGGTATGTCATCTTTAGTTAAGAACTCAATATCTTTAACTAAATCTATACCATCAAAATTATTAATATCTACAGAGAAAACCTCATAGCCTAATTCATCAGCTACTTTTCCTATTGACCTACTTCCTGCAAATAATTCTAAGACTTTCATTATTCTTTTAGTATATATTTTAATTGTACTCTCACTTTGTCTATAGTTGTGAACAAGCTGTTTCTACTTATACCTGTTTTCTTTGCAAGACTATCAAGTGTATTCCCTTCATAGTAATATAAAGTAAAAACTTTAGAATCATACCAAGAAAAACTCTCTAAGGCTTTATCTATCTGTTCTAGGCTAGTCCATTGATAGTCGTCTGTTATTTCGTTAGGCAGGTTGTAAAGGTGCATAGATGGTATTGTTTCCCCTGATTGCATTTCATCATAAGTAACTGCACTTGTTAAACTGTCTATATGTGTGTAATACTTTTTGTACTTATAATAGTAATTACTTCTTGGACTTGTTAAAGCCCTTCTTAATGCTACTGCCCCATATTTTGTAACACCCAATATTCCATCCTTATCGTATATAGCTTTTAATGTTTCAGGGTTCATTTGTAGGAAGTACAACATCAATTCCTGTACCGCTTCATTGACTTCATTTTCATCAGAAGTCAGTCCGTATGCCATAGTCCTGAACTTATCTGATAGCTTTGATATCTCTTGGTATATTTCAGTCATTAGTTGTTTCAATTTTATCTATCTTATCTACTGTATCTTGAACAAGCTCATTGAGAACTAATCTGTACGCCCTTACTATTGCTGCATTCTTCTTTGTTTCAACTCCTGCAAAGAATCCGTTCGTTGCTACTGATAAGTTAATAGGTATAATCATTAACCAATCCCAAAAATTATCCTCCCTTGTTCCATCTCCGTATGCGTTATGGTATTCTATTACAACTTCTAAAACCTCTAAGTAGTTTTCATATCTATCTACTGTACCTACATCTTTTGCAAACTCTTGGCACATTGTTATGTAAGTTTCTAGTATTACTCTGTGTTCATCATTTGCGTAAATCGGTTCTGTCATACGCCAAAGATAATTAAATAGTTACGAAATTCCTTTTTCTTGTATTAAGTTTTCAACAAGGTTTTTATAATAACTAATTTGTTCTTCATATTCAACCCTTGAAATCTTTAAAGTCGTTCTAGCTAATTGCTCTAGTTCTTCTGCTCTACCTTCACCATACTTTTCATCAATCCTAAGTGAGAAAAGGTACTGTTCTCCGCTACGAAAAATATTACAACCGACACATTGCACTTCACAATTTCCGTCTTCTGAAAATCTTGTTGCTAAGTGTTTCCTAGATTGGAAATGACCATTCTGCATTCCATCTTTATAACCTCTAACTATTCCACAAGTGAAGCACTGAACCATTCCATACTCGTTAGCTTCCCTAAGTCTTATGTAAAGGCTAAACCACTTATCAAGCTCCTTCTTTAGTTTACTGACTGTCTTTTTCATAACCTAAGTCTTTTCTCCATTTGTTACTTTTTCTTTTGTTTTCATCCTAGATGTTCTAAACAAGTTGGACAAAGTCCTACATCTTTGACGTCATCTGTTATTTCATCATTACAGCACGTGTATTCAATTTCTTCTTGCTCTAATATTTCTTCTATTACTTTGTCTACTTCTTTAATGTTTGATAATTCTCTTTTCATTTTAATAATTTTTGTGATTGATAATATAGAACTTCTTTAGGGTCTTTCCCTAATGTATGTACTTCATAAGTAGCATTGTCTATAATTTTTTTATGAGCATAAACGAATTTATAGAACGTTCTTATGTTTAAAAAAGGTTCGTCTTTACCAAACCTAACACCAATATGGAAAGCTTCCACTATCTGATTGAAAGCCATATTACCAAATCGTTTCTCTTGTATTAAGTCAGCAGCAAATATCTTAGCCAAAGCTGCCATTGATTTTCCATCTGACCTGTGTCCTATTTCTACTGAAGTCTTAGCGATTAATTCATAGACTTTTTCTGTGAGTTCCTTAATATTCTCTTGTTTAAGTGGTTTCATCAATTATTTAATTTAGTATAATAAACTTTTTTTATCCCACTACTTGTTCTTCTGTTTGCATAAACATAAGGTTGAGGAAATCCAAACATCATTCGGAAACTTCCTGTCTTTTCAGGACTGTATAATTTTTCTTTTTTCATTTTAATAATTTTGTAATAGGTTCTTGATAATAAGGAGTCTTTTCTTTTGGTTGTCCTAATGTCCTAACTTGATACGTTGCATCATCAATTACTTTCTTGTGAGCATATACCCACTTATAAAAGGTTCTGATGTTTAAGAATGGTTCATCTTTACCGAATCTTACGCCTATATGAAACGAATCTAATATTTGATTCCAAGTCATATTTCCAAAGCGTTTTTCCTGTATTAAGTCTGATGCAAATATTTTACTTAAACTAGCTAAAGTTTTACCATCTGTATTGTGTCCTATTTCTACTTTGGTTGTAGTAAGTAAATCATAAACCTTTTCAGTAAGTTCTTTTAGGTTTTCATTTTTTAATAATTTCATAAGTATTCTTTTCCTTTTATGTATTCATTTAATTGCATATCTATTTTAGACATTGTTTTAGGATTTTTTTTCTCTCTACTTTCCCAAGTTCTTACACAAGCTTTCCAACTTTTCATTATTTCTTTTCCAATTTGCCAACCTTTGCTTTCATAAAAATCTATAAAGGCTTCTGCTTCTATATTATTTTTGCGTAAGATACAATAATTTTTAACTTCATCTAAAGTAGGTTTTTTAAAGAAAGCCTTTTTATTACTATCTGTAAGATTAGTATTAGTTATATTTATATTAGTATTATCTAAAAGCTTTTCTTTACTAGGTACATTAACTAAAGTTATTACCCTACACTCTATTTGTTTACTATGTGGCTTATATTTGTTTACTCGCCTAATATGGTTGTTATCTTCTAAATTCTTTAACCACTTCTGAACTGATACCTTGCTAACTTCATACAGTCTACAAAAGTATTCAGTAGATGCCGTGCATTTTCCGTTCATATTACATAGAGCTGTTATTTCAGCATAAAGTAATTTAGCATTTGGTATTAAAGCTTTACTGTATCTTACTTCAGCAGGTATTATTGCATAGTAGTTAGGCTTTTCTTTCATAGGGTAATAATCTCAATTTCATATTTAAAATTCTGGAGGGCTAACTTAACATTTTCTAATTGATTATAGAAGTCTCTGTAAGAAACTTTTATGTCAGTCCCTACTTTACCTGATTGAATCCTTATTATTACTTGTTCCTTTTCACTATTAAATACTTCATTTTTTCTTAGGTAATCTTTAAGCTGTTGCAAGTCAAAGAACGATTTTTTAGAATCTTCAATAGACTGAAAAGCATTAAATACTTTATTAAATATATCTCGGTATTTAGGAAAGGTTGAATAGTTATGCTTGTGGTTCTTTTCATAGTGATAGATTAAAGTTCTATCTCTATTAATTACCTTTGCAATAGTTGAATGTGGTATTTCATATTCTATCCTAGCTATTACACTTGCAATACTTCTAGCTACCTGGAGTTCTTGTTTTCTACTTTTGTAGCTTAAAGAACCCTTACGCAAGCCTAACAAAGATGTCGTTAGGTTGCATAAGTTTTTAAAATTATCTTCTTGTGTCATCTTAGAATGGTAAATCGTCAGACTGAGCTGAAACAGGAGCTTCAGCTTTTGAATTTGAAGTAAAGTGATAGCCATCAATATTATGATAATACTTTCCTTTATATTCTCTTGAATAAACATTGCATAAAATTTTAACTTCCATACCTACTTCTAGCTTATTCATTTGAGTCATTTTATCACCAAAAGCACTTACAGCTACTTCATTATTAAATTCACCTCCTGTGTCAATTATGCAAGTTTGTTTTTGCCAAGCCTTTTCTGACTTACTGATTCCTGATTCTACTTCTAACTTCTTTACTAATTTTCCTGATACTTCCATTTTGATTATGCCTGTTTTTGCAGGTCTTTATTAATTAAATTATTGTTTTTTAAAATCTTCTGCTTCATCTTCACCGAATACTCCTAGTTCATAGAATCCTGTAAGCTTTAGAACTGCTCTGCTCATAGCTCTTTTCTCTGCCATTTCCATAACATACCAACTATTTGTATTACCATCTTTAAATCCTGCACCTTTAAGAGCTGAACCGAATGTTTGTATAAAAGTATCGTTGTCTTCTTTCTTTGCGTGAGCTTTAACAACGCAAAAGTCTTTCTCGCATTTAATGACTTCATAGTCAATTTCAATACCTTCTATTGCTTGTATTTTATCTATCCCACTTCTTGTGAGTATGATGTAGTGCTGATGCTTAAAGACATCATCTTTGGTTAGATTGTACTTAATGTACTTTTCTTTTAATGCTTCTGTTTTCATATCTATTTATTTTTGTTTATAATTCTGTGTAAAGTTATTAAATTTATTTACTTTTTATATCTTTAGTTAATTCTTCATTTAAATTCCATTCATTTTTATCTATCATTTCTTTGCAGCCACCACAAGAAATTGCTGACCAACAAAAGTGATAAACTCTATTAGAAGAAGTACAATTAGGACAATATATTGCTTTACCATCAAACTTACTTGCTCTTGTATATCTATTTACTTTTGACATTATCTTGTTCTTAAAATTAATGCTTTTCTACCCTTTTGGTTGTAAAGCTGGTTGTATATTTTTAACTTATCTATGACTGCTTGATTCTGTTCTTCTGTTATTTGTAAAATTTCATTCCAGTAAGAACCTTTTGGTTCTACTTTGTAATTGTAAACTTCATCAAGCATAAGTCTGTTTTTTTTCCTATACTCGGTACTTGCTAAGTCTAGCTGTTTTTGAGTTCCATAAATTCTAATAGACCTTTCATTTCCAACTAAGTCATTATCCATTGTAAATAGCCTACTATTCCATTTTGAATCTGTTGAATATCCATCAGACTTATAAAAGAAGTCTTGACAAATTAAATCTAAAGTATTATACTCTAAATATTCTGCGTCTTGTATAGTCATCTTAAAATCTTTTTGAGTTATCCTGAGAATTATAGTAAGCAGTTTTGACTTTAATATATAAATCCCTAACTACTTGAAATTTTAATAAATTAAGTCCGTCCTCAGTTAATACTGTATTGTCAGGTAATAGCTCAGGTTTATTAGATTGTACGTCTAACAGGCTAATAATAGCTTGTGGCTTAGTTGTTGCTTCTTTCATTTTAAATTCCATTATCTTAATCCTAAAAAAAGTTCTAAAAGCGTAATAGACGCTAGTAGTATATATAAGCAGCCAAAAAGTCCTGCTATTCCTAAAAGTGTTGAGAGTAAATTTTTCATCTTAATTTTATTGATTAATTATGAAGCAAAGATATAAAAATATAATGATATAAACAGAATGATAAACAAAGTTATTAACAATTAAGGTGTTTACATCTAGGACAAACTTTAAAGCTTGTCTAGTATATTAGTATTAAAAAGAAAAGAAAGTGCCTAAAACGGCTAAAAGGTGTACCTATAAAGGCATTAAAAGATTGATTGGTAGAGTTCC